AATTCTACTCTCATTGATTGATATTCATGATTTTGAATTTTGGTAAATGATTCAGTTCCGTTAAACTTAACACTTACAATACTAGGCGATGCGTTGTAAGATCCAGTAGCAACAATTAAAGCTCTATCGCTGTTGTTACCAACAACAAAACTTGAGAATGTAGTTGGAGCTCCATATCCTGCTGTTCCGTGTTGTATGATAGCTTGAGCATCTTTTGTGATTGTAGAAGGTGTTGTTCCAAATTTTTCACTAGATAATCCCCTTATCCTATTTCCTGCAAGGTATTCTACCATTTTAACTCTACCTCATTTCCACAACTGCATACAACAGAAGTTTTTCCCTGTTCACTTCTATTGGTCATAATACTACCACATTTATCACAAGTGCCTTTCTTTAGATGGACATAGTTCCAACATGGCTCACAGTAATGATATTGCATTACGATATATTGTTCATATTCGTGAGCTCCTAGTGTTGCCACTTGACATTTATCACAGAAATATTTTTCCCCTGCGTTTAAGTGGTCATAGTATTCTTGACTCAATTTATGTCTCCAGAGTCCAAGTGGCAGGTGCAGTAAACCAATATCTTCTTGCAGTATCTTTCTCTACTAGAATGGAATTGTCTTGTACGTCAGTTGGTTTTGAATCTCCTACTGTTACTTCAAATTTAACATCATGTGTTGTTACAGGGGAAAAAGTTCCACCTGTTGTGTTTCTATTACGAATAGTATTAACTCCGTCATATACATCAGTTGTAGCACCTTGTAAAACAGGCGAAGTTGAACTAGAACCACCTGAAAATTCTACACCGACTGTATCATTAACTGCTAAAGTATGTGAACCTGTACTGAAAGTATGTTTAACAAAACTTGTTGTTAGTGCAGAAAGGGCAATACTACCAAACTCATGTACTTGTGTTCCTGCATTACCATTACCTGTACCACTCCATACCCTGACATAAGCAGTTCCAGTTGTACTACTTCCTCTCTTTAACCAAAATGATACTGAATTGATTGTTTTGCCATAAACAACACTTGATGTGTTTGCAACATAAAATCCTTGTTTGTCATTATCATAACTTCCTACAGGTAAATCTACTGCATAAGTTCCTGTTGCAGTTATTGTTTCTGTAGTTGTAGCATTGTCAGTTGATAACATTACAATTCGTTTACTATCTTTGTATTCTATGGTCATGTTCCAAGCTCCTTCCAAAGTTTTGTTGTTGATGATAAATCAATATTATCAAAATGTTCTTCTAATCCACCACCACTTGCATAAGCACAATATCCACCAATATATTTTAAGGATAATCCCCACGTTGCACTTAGATTTGTTACAGCAGCTTCTGCATCTGCTGATCCTGATCTAGCTGAACTACTAAACCTTTCAAGTTTTATGTTAGTTCCATTTGTTCTAGTCAATCGTAAGTAATTCCAACTTCCAGCTGAATTTAATCCTGTCAAATAACCAAGTTCAGTTTCAGTTGAATCTCCATCATTATGCCAATACATATTCATACTTGAACCAGCTGCATTTGGACTTGTTCTAATATAATCCCCTGTATTGCTGTTTTCTACACTTTCCCCCGATTGATTAGACCTAAACACTAATCCACCAAAAACACCTGTTCCACCTGAAACTCGTTTATAATCAAAATCTAAAACAAAATCGGTAGTTGTTATAGGAACATTTAATGTATGTAACAAATAATCCCCTTCACTTGATGATGAGCTACCAATATTGACATCAATAACACCACCACTATATGTAATATCATCTCCATTCTGTACTAGAGTTTTATCTTGAATGTCAGTTCCACCTGATTCAAAATAATGATACATCTTTCTAGTATCTGTTTCTTCAAATCTACTTCCTTCTTGGACATCAGTTGGTTTATTTGATGATGTTGTTAAGTCAGAACCTAATACTGATACATTTGAACCACTAGCGAAATCTCCTCCTTCTACGTTAACTCCTTGTATAACATCTATTAGATCTGATGTATTAGCCCATTTGTTAACTGATTCACGTATATCAGGTGCTGTTCCAGCTCCTGCTGTTGATTGACTTACTGAGTGAGTTATGTTTAATTTTTCTTCGGTTGCAATATTTACAAAGTATCCTACTTGAAAACTTGGTGTTGATGCTCCACCATTATCAGCAAACATTCTGCTGTAACCTGTATTTGTAGTATCTGATCCACCATTAGAAGATTGACGTCTAGCATAATTATTTCCAGAATCTGCTGAACCATTTCCTACTCTCCAATTAAAGTCAGAAGTACCACTTGATTGTTTATATCCCAAAACTGTAAAATATTTATTATCTGATAAACCTGAAACTGTAACAGTATCTCCTGCACTTGTCAAGGTTGTTGAACCTGCTTTACCCCATGCCATTAGTCGCTACCCCACACTTTGATGAAAGATTTACCACCATAATTATTTCCATTAGTAGAAGTACTTGTAATATTTGTAATTTGGTTAGATGTATTAGCCCATTTTACAACGTGTTCATCTCGGCTAGGAGCATTTCCAGCACCTGATGCTCCTGCTAAAATAGTATGACCAATTACAAGTTTTTCATTTGATGCATTATTAATGATAAACATATTAATAAATCCATTTGAATCATTAGTTTGACCATAGAAATCTAAATGACTTATACCAGTTTCAACATCTTCTGATCCACCATCATGAGATGATCTATTGGCATAATTATTACCTGAATCTGAATTAAATCTCCATAATGTATTAGGATTTGAACCACCTAGATGTTCAAAGAAAACCTGTACCCATAGGTATTTCTTTGCAGTTATAGTACCTGAGGATAAAGATGCTCCTGCTGAACCTAACTCTACACTAGCCAATTCTTCCCAAAAGTTAGTTGTGTGAGTATCTGCTGGATCCCAGCCGAGTACCACAACTTCACTTCCTGAGTTCCATGTAGTTGAATTCATTGAATTTAAATCAATTCTATTTATTGCATCTGATGTGTTAGCCCACTTACCTAATATCACAGCTCTATTAGGAGCATTTCCAGCTCCTGCTGTATTACTATCATTAACATGACTCAAAAGTAATTTTTCTTTATCTGATTTATTAACTAAATAATCAACACCTAATATTTGAGGACTATTTGCATCCCATAAATCCAAATCAGAAAAATTTGCATCCGTGCCAAAATTTCCACCTTGACCTGATCTTCTTACTGCGTAGTTAGATCCAGAATCTCCATTAAATTGATATCCTCCATTAGATCCTCCTCCACTTCTACCTAATGTATTTCGCAATATCATATAGTATCGTTTATCTGGAATACTTGTTACATTAATATTAGTATTTCCAGAACCTAAAGTGGTTCTTGCCAATTCTTTCCAGCCACCTGAAACAGCATCTGCACTTGTTCCTTGAATCCTTCTACCTGCGTGATATGTTAAAGCACACATTCAATCATTCCACCTATGCAATTTGAACTTCTTGTGAAGCTCCATTTTTCCATAGCGTAATGTATAAACCATCATTATTTGAGTCTATCTTTCTTGCAAACATATAGGCAATACCGTCAGATGTTGTGGAAGTTGGTGTATGTGTTGTATAAACATCAAAACCTTGTTCTGTGTGATTGCCACCACCTGCTGTTCCCCATGCTAGACCTGTTGCTGTTGATGAATCTGATTTTAATGCTAAACCATTACTTCCAACAGTTAAATCAACCCAGGCACTACCATTATAGACCATAATGTCACCTTTAGCTGCACCTGTTATTGTTACATCAGATAAGTCATTAAATGCAGGGCTTGTTGTTACTGTTTGCCATGTATTATCCCCTCTTAGGAATTTAGTTGTAATACTTGATCCTGTTGCTGATAAGTGTGAAATATCTACTGCTCCTGCTGTGATATGTTCGCTATCTACTGCATTGTCAGCGATTTTAGTTCCATCAATAGCGTCACCTGCGATATATGCAGAGGCTATGGCTGTTCCTTGCCAAGTTCCTGTTCCAATAGTTCCTACTGTTGTAATGCTAGATGATCCTGCCACAGGTGATATTCCTGCTTCTGCTAGTGTTTGATTTTCCCAAACAGAGCTACTGTTATTATATTGTAAAATTTCATTATCCCCTACTGATGTGATTGTTGTATCGTTTAATTCTGCTAAAGTATCTTCTGTTGCTATTTGTGCGTCAACATAAGTTTTAACTGCCTTTGCACTTGGTATTGTATCGTCACTACCTGATACTGATGAAATATCTGTGTCTAATACTCCTGATTTAAGGTCAGCCACATCAATGTTAGATATGCTGTTTCCTGTTCCTTCTACGTCAAATGTTTTGTTAGTAAAAGTTGCTGTACTTGAGGCTGTCATGCCACCAATATACGTCTTAATTTGGTCTATTGTTGCCTTTTTAGATACAGGTGTTCCAGATGGATCATCAATAATTGCTACAAGATCCTCACCTGCTACTGTTCCTATTGCTCCAAGTGCAGAAATTTTAACATCTACCATTATTCATTACCTCTCAATATTGTGATAACAGTTTCTTTATGCTTGACTTTAGCGTCTAGTTTTGGCTCTGAATGTGAAGGTGTTCCGTTAATGCGATTAAGCATTTCAAACAGTTTCCTCATTGATTCTCGAAAGCGTGATTTACGAATATCTTTAGGGTGTCAGAAGCTGTCTTTGCAAAAGAAGTGAAGCTGAATGAGCATAATAGTTTGGTGGCACTTACAGGACTAGCATTGTCATGTATGACACCTTGTTCAACGGTGGAATCGTTCCATGATGAAGCAGAATAATTAACTGCATAAGATACAACATCAGTTCCATCTCCAGTATTGTCGGCATCTCCTGTATCATTGGTCTTAGGATAACCACTTGTGAAAGTTTGTCTTGAGTTGGCTATTTTAGATGATCCACCTACATCAAAGTTTGTAAAAGTATCTGTTTCTGCTTCTGTATAGGCAGTTGTTCCGATTTCAAATCTTCCTGCTGAAAATGCCTCATTAGTTGCAGGTGTTTCCCCTGCACCTTTTTTAGCATAGTAAATTTCACCGTCATTGGTTACTAAGTTATGTGTATAATCAAATTCCTTAATCATGTCAATATTTCCAGATGGGCTTGTTTCTGGGAATGATAAAACCCTTACAACATTATCTGCTCTTGATTGTTCAGATAAATATCTTGTACTGTCAGCCCAGGATTCAAAAGAGTCAACTTTTGCCTCATTAATTCTATTATTTAGATTCCATGAGTTAGGTAGTTGAAACATAATATTATACTCTCACAATTTGTCCTATATTAGAATTAATTACCATAATCTATACACATCTTCCTGTCTATATCTGTCATTGAATCTTTGAACATCATAACTTAACCCTTCAATGCTTCTTTCTTCAATAATTCCGTTAATTGTATCAATAAACATATCTTTCCAAAATTTAGCAGTATCATTGTCACCTCTTTTACCTCGAAATAATGAACATACATAGTAATTTGCTGACATTTTAACATCTGCTAGAATACTAGGCACTTTTAATGGGATTCTTTCATCATGTTGCTTTAGAATGTTGTCAATATGCTGATTTGCTACTGCTCCAAAGCGATTTAGCAGTTCATCATCAACTGTATCAGTCACTTCGATATTTAGAAGATCTTTGCAAGAGTTAATTCCATAATAATTTCCTGCCATAGTATTAACTAACTGATTTTTAAAAATAAAGGAAATAATAGACGATTAGCCCATTTTACAACCGTCTTTTTCACAATCTTCACATAATCTGTTCATATTATAGTCAGTATGGCATGAACAAAACTCACCATTGACACATTCTGTCATTCCTTCTAAGTTGTTATATTCAACTTCAAATTTAGTTGCCATAAAATTCCCCTGAAATCATCTTATTGACCATGTGGTCAAGGTGTCTTTTGTACTTGATCTTGAATCCTTTGGCATGACCTTTTGTTCTATGATGTGCTAACTCATGGCACATTATTTCAACCAATGCAAAGTTGCCTCTAATTTGAATATTTAATGATCGATCTTTTCTACCATATTTATCCAAAATCGGATTCAATGAATAATGATTTACACCACACCAACATTTATCTTGATTAATCAATACTTGTTGTTTTACTATAATTCTATGTGGTTTTTTATGTGTGTAAAATGCTAAATGATTACCCATTCCTTTATCTTTTGTTCTGTGCATTAATCTTTTATTTTCTTTACTATGTGGTATAATGGTGTTTTTGTCTATTTTCATTATTTCGTTTGGGAATTGTGACTTTAACATATTTGCCACTTTTCTACATACTTCTAATCCGTTTTCTATTTCTTGATTTATCATTATGAAAACATCTCCTTATTCATAAAGTCTAACGCCTTGTCTATATTTCTGCAAAGTTGGCATTTTCTGTATTGGACTTTATTCCATCTAATGATACAATAATTATTCCTTTGTTCAATACCATTAATAACATCATGGTATTCCCTTGAATCTTTATAGATTACTTTAGTCATAAATTTGACTTTACATTTTTTGCAAGTGATTTCTTTTTCCATAATTCTAATTGTTTTGGGGGTTTATATGTTTTTATTCAAAAAAAATTGACAAAGTAGCTAAATTTAGTTGATAAAAAGAAAAAGGGAGGATTATTCCTCGTTTCTGAGTTGGTTTTGCACAAAGTGATTATCTTCAATCATCTTTTTTACTATTGGTTTTGCTATGCCTTCTTGTACTAACTTATCATGTGATGTTGCTATTTTGTTACCATAGTCCTGCATGAAGAAAGTGTACTCCTCAATTATTGGAGAGTAGTAACTTATGAAACCGTTACCTTCAGAGTATGGATTGTTTGATTCATATACTATTGGTGGACAACCCATTAATTCCTTGTTGTCCTGTGTATATTGGTTGTTATTACATATCACACTTGTATCTACTGATCTATCTGTACTTGTGAAATGGTCGTATGGTATTGCACTAACACCTTCTAATATTCCCATGTGATCAAAGTTTCCAGCTCTATCTGCTTCCTTAAAATGCAAATAGGCAACCGTTAGTATTTGATGTTCTAATACTTGTTGTGCTTTACATTCTTCTATTGCCAATGAAAGTTCACCTAACTGTCCTTCAATCTGAACATTACTAACGTCTAAATGTTGATATTCAGATATTACAAATGTTCTTTCTGTTTGTATTGCTGATGAATTTCCTAATCCTTGTTGACATTCATCTAATGTGCGTAACATCTGCAATAATACTGCGTCAGGAGTAGTCATTGTGCCATCAATTAACCTTGATTCAAGTTTTTGTATTGTCTTTTCATCAGCAGTTAATTTTGGTATGGTTACTGTCTCTGTTTTGGCTACAAGTTTAGCAAGTTCTTCTTCATATACTTCCTCACTTAGAACGTCTTTGAATTGTTCAAGATCCTCAACTGTGAATTGTTCAGGATATCCTTGCCAAGTACAATGATACTCAATTACAGCTTTATCATACCAACAGGATTGACCATGACTATCGAAAGGCACTTTAACTGTGGCTTGTTCTGCTTGTGCCATTCCAACACCTGATACTACCAGGATTGCTAAAATGGCTGTTATTTTCCATGTCATTATATATTTAGATTATTGGTGATTATTAATAAGTTTAGGTTTATTAAATTAAATAAAAAGGGGAAAAAAGATAATCAGTTAAGCTGATTAAACTGTTGATGAAACTCGAACGATTGATGTTGCGTCTATTACACCTGTGTTTGTTCTCCAAGTAGTATTAACTCTAACTTGGTTATCTTCACCAACTTCGTGCATTTTAACAGTTACATCACGTTTGATACCAATACCGTATGAGTGTTTTGGCACACAGATGATTGCGTTATATGCGTTGTTGGTTTGAGATTTTTCTTCAACTGCGTTTGATACAACTAATTGCACTCCCATAAATTGCTCAAGTTCTGCTTTGAGCCAAATGTCAGGTGCAGATCGGGTTGCTAATGATGTTACATTAGTTGAAGTGATGAGCTGTCTCCATTGTTGTGGGTGTAAGAAAGCTACAGGTTTAATTCCACCTCTCAAATATCCTTGGTTTTCAAGATACTCACGAGCTACTGCGATTCCTGTTTCGTCAAAGACGACTGATGCTACATTACTTGATGTAATGGTTGCTCCAGTATCTCCTCTGATCCATAATCCTGCTGTAAGTGTTCCCTCAGCAGATTTAGTGTTCAACATGTCAGTTGCTACAAAGTCTTCATAAGAAGCTGCACTTCCTTCAACGATTGCTTGAAGCAAATCGAATGGGGAATTTTCAATTTCATCAAAGTCACCTACTAAGTAGACACCTGTAATGGTTGAAGGTGTGACTTCGATTGCTGTGAAAGTTTGTGTTGCTTGTGAAGGTGTAGAGCCAACAGTTTGTGAACCGTTTGCTGGGATTGTTGTCTTGAAGAATCTTGCTCTATCCATACCTGCTTCGATTTTTTTGACTTTAGCAAATTCAAAGACAGGTCTAAAAGATAAACCACCAGGAACAATAGCAACATCAGTATCTAAGTCCTGTGTTGCGTGTGTGCCAGATATGGCTACTGCTTCTTGTAGTTGTAATGGGGAAGCTCTGAATGATTCAGTAATTGCACCACTTCTATCTTTAGTTTGTTTAGTGTTAATTGATCTCAAGCTTTCCAAATTAATGTCAAACTCGAATTTACCAAACTTTCTTAAAGATGGAGCCATGTTTTCAGCTACTGTTTTCCATGAGTGTATTCCATCATCTAAACCTACTTGTGCAGTTGGTTTCTTTTCTGAAAGAGCCTTTAAGGATTTTTCAATGCTAGCTAGTTTCTTTTCTGTTGCAATAGATGTATTGGTTTGACCAATATTATCAGTTTTGTCAGCAGTTGCACCTGGCTCACAAACTCCAGAGTCAGGGTTAATTGAGTGTCCTTCTGGACAACCCTCTACTTGTTGTTTGTCTCCTACATCTGCTCCTTCACCAGCTAGGTCGCCAATGGTAGAGTCAGCTTTAGGATCTCCAAATGCAGATTCTTGTGCTACGCATTTTCCTTGAGAGACATCAAAAGATTGTCCTTCTGGACATTCTTTATCGTCAGCTTCTGCTTTTTTATTACAGTCGCAAGGCATAACTAATCCTTTAAAAGGACATTATATAAGGACTAACAATCATGTAAGGTTTTTATCTCTCTGTTGAAGAAAGCACCCTTACTTCCTGCACCTTCAAATGAATCAAATAACCTCTCTGATACGTTACAGAAATGATACTTGTTACCGTTTAGCAGTATGTCCATTTCTCTTGATTCCCTATCCCATAGGACATTACCAACAAATGATGATGAGTGTGTAAATGATTTAAACTCTGGATTGCCTACTGTGTCAGATTTTTGACCACTATTGGTTGAATCCTCTATAAGATAATGTTCTACTTCACGCCATGAATCGTCTATTGCTTCTACAAATTCAAATCTTTTCTTTTTCTTCTTACCAATATCTGCTTTGCTATGATCACCACTAAGGGTTACATCTTCATTATTTAGTTTTTTTTTGAATGTAATTTATGACAGTCGCCACATTCTTCTACATTTAGATGATCCATGATTTGATTCTTAAAGTTGATAAAATCTGTTGTATTTACCCCCTCTACTTTGGCTACTGTATCAGCTTCTAAGGCATGATGGTTACATTCTTTAATATAATTCTCTATAACTTTGACACTTGTTTCTGGCACACCAGGAGTTTCAGTTAATGCTAATCCTTCTGGCTTTAATCCAAATGGCATAGCAAAACAATCTGAATTACCGTTACAGATTTCTGATACTTCTGTTGGTGTTGCTTCAATACTTGTGAATAATAATTTGTTTCGTGCTACATTAGCAGAGGCTTCATTGGTTATTACCCCCTCATAATAGACTGTTTCTTGTGATGGGTTATAATGGAATGTAACTTGACCAATTATATTAGATGGATCATGTTCCCAATTTAACGGAACAGTAACGCCATCAAAGCGTTCTAATTCTTGTTTAGTGTATAAGTTGTTATTTCTACTAATTCTAGGAATTAATGCAACACCTGTAATTTTAGCAGATTCATTAACGGAAGTATATGCTTGAAGATTCAATAATTATTGTTGGTATTAGGTATAATAAGAATTAATAGACTAATGATGTATCTACATTCTTTCAGCCTATTGAGTATATACTGATTAAATATTGTAAAAATGTAATAAAGTAACCATTAAGCTTTATGTTAAGCTTAACGGTTATAATTCAGAATCTAATCCTAATCTATCATGGCAACGTTCACAATGATGAATATTGATATTATGATCCACACAAATTCCATAGCCAATTTGTCTTAAATTACCATGCATTCTCATCATTACATCTTCATAATTAAAGTAAACAAAATTTGATCTAATTGCCTTATCCTCAACTTTATCAATATATTTAGTTAGCATATCCTCATCAAATAGAAAATCATAATTAATTTTTTTAAATAATGTAATAGTTTTTCTACTGTCTTTAATGGCTTTTTTGATTATTCCTATTTTTGGATCATAACCTAAACATCTTAAATTGGTAATGTATATATCCTGAATTTTTCTAACTGCTTTTAATTCTTCGGCAGTAATATTCTTTTGATATTCTATCTCATTTCTCAATTTTGACACCTCATTGGTGAATAATCATTTTGGTCTAACTGTCTTGCTAATACTCTAGCTTTGTAAGTATGGCATGGAAGGATTTTAGGTGTCAATTTATAATACTCCTCATCATTTTCGTATATTCTTCAACTTCTCTAAAATTTCTAAATGTGTCATAGTAGATATGAATTGTAGCATTTTCAGTTAGTGTCTTTTTTGTTAGGACTTTGTGTATTTCTTCTTTGCTGTGACAATACCAGCCATCTAGATTACCAATAGACACAAACCACCCTTTTTTATCTTTACTCATACCTTTATTAGCAAACAAAACTCTATTTATAATTTGTTATTGAACAAAGTTGACTAATAGTCTAATAATTTTTGTAAAATATCTTGGACTTTTTGAAGTTCAGGTATATCATGAAAAACAGCATGGTGACTACCAACTGATAATTCACCCATTATTTCTAATCCATCTATAATATCTTCTGAATCTACTTCTTTAATTACCATTATTAAATCCCCATAATGTTATGCTTAAATCTGCTTGGATCTTTTTTACATTCAGTACAATTACAACCTTCATCAAACAAACAATCTTCATCTTCTGGATCTGTGACAGATTCGTTATGTCTAAGAGTTTCTAATTGCCATTTATATACTTCATCTGGACTTTTATTAAGTATATCCTGTATGGCTACTATTGTTTCGGTGTCTTTATCCATAATGATATAGAAAAAGAAGATCAATATAAACCCATAAGGTCAACAAAAATTAAGTAAAAATACCACCTCAATGAGAGGAAACAAAGCCTCTGGCACTCTCACGAAATGCGTCTTGGTGGTAGCCTAAGATGGGTATCTTTTTCAGGTATCTAGAATCCACAACTCAAGATATCCCATGACGGCTATATTATAATGATAATTATTGCCTATTTAAAGCCTATTAAATAATATTCTGTAAGATTTCTACCATAGTAAATGTAATACCCATACCTGCTATGATGATGTAAAACTTTCTATCCTTATTTGATTGCTTATCCTCTATTTCTTTAAAGTGAGTGTTAAGTTCATACTCGACTTTCATTAATCTTTCACACAAGCTTTCTATTTTATCTTCAAAACCATCTAATTTATCCAAGATCCTTTTAGTCAAATCGTCAAATTCTGTCATTGACATTCACATCTACGTTTGGTGCATAATGCGTGTTGTCCTTCCTTGCACATCTTACACGTTACTTTTGGCTTTGCTTTTACTTGTGATATTTGCTTCATATTTTCTTGGATAAATTTCTCTTGTTTTATGTCCTGTGCGTTCTTGGCTACTGTTGATTGTACGTCTTGGTTAGCTTGAATCTCTTTATCATCAGGTAATTCCATTCCTGTGTTGGATCTTAGCCATTCTCTTGATTCACCTTTGGTCATAATACCCTGTGTAGTAAGATCCTTAATCTGTGCCACTTCTAACTCTATGACATTCTGTGATGTAAATGTAACATCACATTCTTCCACTTCTGGATCATAACCGTTCTGAATTAGTATGTTGTCAAATAGTTCCACCTTTAGTTTGTTAGCCAAATATCTCTGATAACCCCTAACCCTTTTCATTACAATGTTATCTGTTGTTTCAGAACTTGCACGACTTGTAAAGTCACCTGTCATTATGTCGTGTGGGAATTGTGTGCCAAGCTCAAAGGTTTTCTCTAAGTGTGCGATATAATCTGTGTACTTACTGTTACCTGATGTTTCAAAAAATTCTATTTCAGGCTTTATCTTCTGGACACGTTTATCACCTGGCTTATACTTTTGCCACCTAACTGCCTCTTTTTCTAAGTATGGATCACTTGCTCCTGGATATGTTATTGTTGTAATTGGATAAGCATTGTTTAAGATAATTGCTGACATAGCGTCTTCGACACCCCACATGATTTCTATTAATGGTGCTGTTGTTCTGTTTCCTATTGTTCTTGGTATGGCTAGTGAATAAAATAATGACTTACCCCAAGCTTGTTTAGAATAGTTTGTTAAGTTAAATTCGATAAATTTGCCTAGCTTTCCTTCACCTAATTTGGCTGTTTGTCCATGATTTGTTCTATGTTCATAATATTGTAGTTCACCAAACTCATTTCTTTTCTTGGATATGATGGTTTGCATATCTACTTCCTCAACATCTTGTATGTCATTCTCATCTAATTTCTCTAAGATACTATTACCTGTGATTAAACAGGTAGTGACCATGTTTTCAAACTTGTCATAAAAATCTGCATTTCTTATCCAATCGTTTAATGTTTCTGTTGCTTTTTCTGACTTGCAGGTAACATTCATTTCTGTGCCAGTAATTAATTCTGAATAAGATGATACTGCTATTTGTAATTGTGGTGTCCTGTCGTGATATTTAATCAACTGTTCAAAGGTGACTTGTATTGGTTGTTCACGTTGATAATCTGATCTGACTATTTTAGCTAATGGCACTTTGGATTCTTGTATAATATTTTCCTGAATATCGTAATTGATTGGATTACCTATTGCGTCAATCATGCTGTTGCACCTTCAACTACCATTAATTCCTGTCTATTTAATGTTGATTCTCTTGCTCCTGATTTAGATAATTCAATCTTGACATTGTATAATCCTGGTGGTGGTATCTCATTCTCTGCTACTGCATATTCAAATGTTCCACCTGTTGCAGATACAATACTTCCTGTCTTGTTAAAATAATCTCCCCATCTATGATTCTTGGTTAATCTAATTGTAATCGTATATCCTGTTAAATTTGCTTCTCTTGTAAATTTTTGATCTGAATAAATTGTGCCAGTTAATTTATTTGTGGCACTAAAATCTCCTCTAAACCATTTAGGCTGATCCATTAAAAGATAAAGTCCGTATGCCAATTATTCACTACCACAATTATCAACAGAAGTAATACCTAGATTCAATAATAATGGGATCATAATGTAATTTGTTAAATCTCTTATATATAATAGAATAAATTAATCAGGTATTGGTAGGTTTCCTTTGCTTCTAAACCAATCTTGCACCATTCTTGTTGTGTAGTGCATTACCGTTACTGGATCATTATCCTTTGCTTTCTTTAACTTTTTTTCTTTTTCTCTAACTGCGTCTAATAATGTGTGTACTGACTTAATGTATAATAGCATTAATTCCTCTTGTGTCTTTGGATTCTTATTCAAACTCTAACACCCACCCATCACGAATGTATTTTTTACCTCTAAACTCAAAGCATTGTGGACAAACATGATAATCCTTAGTCAACTTTTTCCTTTGGCTTTGCTTCAATAATGGTAGTAATTACTGATGTTGGTATGGTGTCTAGGTCTTTGATCTCCTCTTTAATCTTATCAATTATCCCCTCTTGTTCTTTGTATATTTCATAACCTTGAGTTAATTGCTTATGATATTTGACAATTTCAGCATACGAATTAAAAAACATAGTTGATAATTCTACCTTTGAACACCTGCCTATTGTCTTGCCTGTTGCCTTGACAATAAATTCTTCTAGTCTTGGATCATTCATTCTATTACCTCTGTATTAATTGAAATACCACCCTTACTTTTAGGTTTATCGGTGTCGTCTTGTTTGACTAATCTATCTGACATAATATCATAGTGACCATAATCAAACTCTTTGAGATCCCAACACGCCATGATAAAACAATCACCAATATCAAAGTTTAATTCAGATTTGTCTATACCACCTCGTTTATCAAATTGTGCTGATCTTAACTGTGCAATTAGTTTGGTGTGACTAGGGTGTATTCTTACCTTACCCATCTTGACCATCTGGGCTGAATTGATAGCCATCTTGCTTCTTAGGCTTTGAACGTTTGCAGATTCGTGATCCCTAATTTGTAATCCAAAGTTGATCGGAAGAGCTGGTATTCCTCTTTCTTCAAGGTCTCTAATAAATCCTGGATGAGCTGAATCGATTTTGCAGTTAGAGTTGTATCTGTGTGCCATATCTTCCATAACATCAAGCATAGCAGATGGACTTGGTCTTGGGTATTCATTGGCTTCGGTGACGTAGAGTGTGCCATCTCTTATCTCTGCTCCCAATACCCCAAAGTTTGATGAGCCAAATGCAGGATCTCCATATACACCACTTCTACCACCTATGATATTTAGGTCATATTCTTCTATAATTCCGTCAAGTTTTTCATACACATCACCTATACCCATTCCATACATGAGTTGATATTCTCTACCAAAACTAGGGCTTAGTTTAGCTACTCTAATATTTTCAGGATCAAATACCTTGTTTAACCCTACCGTATAGTCAAGATGTTTCATTACATAGAAATCCTCTTTATCCTTATCACTTAACAATTCATATTCTTCCTCCATACGCTGAAACAAGCCACCAGGTAGATTAGGTGTGGACACCATAGCGATATATGGATTAGTCTTTGGAATATACCTCTCTGCTACTGTCCTTGCTTCATCTTGGTAACGTGATGGAAAGAAATCACACTCATCTAACAGCACTAAGAATGGATTTAACCCCCTACTTGGTGATAGATTCATTGTTGGAAATGCCTCTATCCTACAACCGTTTAATATTACAAGTGATTCTTTTGTCTTAAATTCTAAATCAAATAGATTCTTAATTCTACCGATAATCTTGTTAGTTAAATCTTGACTTGCACCTGTAATAATTACTGCTGATACATCTACTTGATTATTCTTCCATACATCATCTTTAAGACAGTTCCAAGCTATGAAACGACAGAATATCTCTGATACCCCAAGCCCGGTTGCTTTTTTAATCCAGATTTTCTTTTTGCTTTCTAGTGTTTTAATTATATCTTCCTCATAGTCAAAATATTCTAATTTTCTTGGTAGTGCCTCCCAAAACTCTTTGAATGTCATACCTCTATACTGTGGGAAATCTACTGAAATCTCTTTGTCGTTTGTTGGTAGTAGGGATCTTAATGTATTAACATCTTCTTGAAATGTAGGATTTTTCATCTAAGCATTACCTTTGGCTGATCTAGTTGCTTCTCTGCAACCTTCCTTAGATGTGAAATACCTAATACCAAATCTACCACATGGCTCTTTTGTGTAGTTGCCTTTACTAATCTATCTATGTATGCTAACACTAGATCATGGTCAGTTTGTGATGGATTGTCACCCATAGCCTTTGAAATATTAGTTTCACATAGTTTAATGATTCTTTCTAATCTTCTACCGTCATTGTTTAAGTTAGTCCAAGTATTATTAGTAGCCATCTTCGCATTTTTTGTTCCTAACCATGACTAATAAGAAAAAATAAAAATAATATGACCATTAATGGTCATTTGAAGTTCATTTTGACTATAACAGGGTGAAATATTAACAACCCTGACATAGAGTATAACCATTTGTTATGATCTACCCACATTTTTGCTTCATTTTTTGATAAGTTTTTGGCACTACCTTCTAATGCAACTTTTTTTCTTATCTCTGAAATTGTTTTCATACTCTATCTAAGATTACATCTTCTATTAATATCTTATGTTTTTAAGCAAAACACAATACCTACTGCTAATATTGCACCTAGTAATGTTGCTACAATGTCATTTATCTCTACTACACCCCTGCCTGTATATCCATCATACCATTCCTTACCAAATGCAAAGATAAATCCTAATATTATCAATGGAGTGTATATTACACCTGAAATACTTAATATGAAACCCACTATGAAATGTAATACTTTATCATTCATCTGGGCTAATTCGTGGGAATGTTACTGCTATGTTATCTGTGTAATCTCTTAGCCAATCTACCTCTATTGTATGTTGTCCATGTGCCTCATGTGTTGCTATTGCGTCATATAATGTTCTAGTAATTGCTTTTGTTACAAACTTCCATACCTGATCTTCTGTGTAGAGTTTTTCTTCTCTATCTAGTGGCATAATATACTGTATAAATTGTTATTATGATTAGAGATGTAATAATATAGATAATATTCAACGTCTAACTGCTAGATATAGGAATCGTTTGATTATGTTGTAAAAGCTAAATCTATCCCATACCCTTTGACCGTATTTTATCCTGATTCTGTATATGTCACGATCAGATAAGTCTAAATTTTCTACTGAATAGTATGGATCCATTACATCTTCACCATCACCTGCACCTGTTACATCATGTTTTAACCCTAGTGTATGTCCTAATTCATGGATAAGTACAGCATACAAATTATATGTTTTTAGTATGTTCTCTGGGTATGATACGTTCTCTACCAATCCTTTTTTGATAGCGTCTTTTCCTTTGATACCCCTACCTTTTAGATCCCAAATGTATGAAGCATTAAACACTACTTGACCTGATACTCTACCTTGACCTGGATAGTATGCGTATGCCAATACTGATGGTCGTTCTTTGAAATACTTATCTTCCTCTTTTGTTCTAAATCTTATCTCAATATCTGCTTGAGTTTTCCATGCTGATTTGAATTTTAATGGTATTTCAAAATTCCATGTAGATATTGCCAGATTGATTGCCCTCTTTAATTTTCGTTTAGGTATTAATTTTAATGATTCATGGTATTCTACATCATAAGTAAGTATGTCTTTTTCCCATTTATGTTGCCATTCTGTTTGTTCTGATACAAATTCTACCTTTCCATTTAATTCATTTCGTGAAATAATACAATCTGGAGACATAATAAAAAAATAAAAAGTTACCTAAAAAGTATGTTTAGGCGTTTGTGTCGTTTTTGTGTTTAGCATAATCTGCTGTAATGATTGCACCAAGTGCTACAAAAACTGCTGTTGTGACTTCTGGAGTTACTTTATCAAGAATCCACCCTAGTGATGTCAATCCTGTCAAAGCACCTAAGCCATAGTATCTCAAATTTCCACTAGACATTAAAATTTCCTTATTTTGCTAGTATATATGAATATTAATTGTATTTGATAACAGGAATGTCTATGCCTAATTCCTTTGAAGCACGATACAAGGCAATATTATAATTCATATCGTGACTAATATCAGTAAAACACTTTGGACATGAACGTAAGTATAATGGATATGTGTCCTCTTTTTCAAAGAAAGCTCTAATTTTTGGCTCTCTTAGTAATCCTATACTACCATATTTTTCTGAATAGTCCATTAACTGTGCAATTCTGGCAATAGTTTCACCTGTTTCAATCATAAACGTTCCCATGATCTTTTCATACTCTCCAAAGTCACGCCTTAAATCTACCATACCTTTTGCGTTTTCTATGTTAGCCCACATCTTTGCATATTCACCTAGCTTTAATTCCACATTACCTATCTCATTATCAATGATTTCCTGAACATCATCAGATTTGTTGTATCTGTCTATTAGGGTTTCAAAGGTTAGATGGAATTTGTTTGCTAGTTTGCTACATGATTTGAGATAAATTAATTCTCTTGTATCTTTGTTCAATTTGGGTGTTAATGGTTTTTGCACAATATCCTCTTTTTTATTTTCTTTTGCCCTTTGTTCGACACCATTAATTTTAATACCATTAAATTGATTCTTTTCTAATCTAATGCTTGGATCTTCTGTTTCTATAATTTCCCAATTCTGTTTTTCTAATTCGGACACGTTGTCCGTTTTGTTATAGTTCTGTTTGTAATCATCAGGAAGGCTTCTGCGTATATGTCGGTCACTAACCGTTATACCCTCTTTGTTTAATTGTGCATATAGATAAGCACTAATTCCCTCAACTTTAATATCTAACATTTTATATTTAATTTGATTATTAATAATTTCTGCACATCTTTCTAAATAATCTTTGAGTGTATGCCTTTCCCATTTTTCATAATCATCTCTGAATTGTTCTAAGGTGTCATGCCATTGTTCTAATAAAAAATGTTCATCTGACACAAATTAGTATTTAAAGGGTAGCTAATAAAGTTATTGCAACACTCTTATATACTATAAAAACTTATATATTATGATAGAAATGAGCCAAGTATTTACAGTACATGAGCCAAAAATCTGTGAGATTTGTAAGGAAACAATGCAAGAATTACAAGTTAGCAGATACACTTGTGTTTGTTGTGGTTTGACAGAGGATTAACTTTCAGGATCTTCATCAATAAACACTTTGTTACGTTTATGACCTTCTTCCGTTAATCTATCCCAAACATCAAATACTTGTGTTGCTACATCTGCATTTTTAACATTAGCAATATCTTGTTTATCTCTAATAATTTGCCTTGTGTCTTGGTTTATGTTTTCAACAGTTACATCTCTAATTAATTTGCCTTTATCTTTTTGTGTACTTGCTTCACTAATATGTGCTCTGATACGATAAGAGGGGGTTGCGTCAAAATCTGACATTAGTTATCAAACTCCAATCTTCTAGTAGAGATTCTTAATCTTCTTTCTGCATATAATAAAAGATAGTCACCTTCCATTATGTTGTGTTCCCACTATCCGTTTCAATACTTTGTTGAATACGATCAAAATTTCTTTCTCTTTGTATTTCTCTTTCTGCGTCTATATCTCCTTCATCATTTTCTGCTTCACATTTTGGACAACATTCTTCACAATAATCAACTGATTGTAAATCTGCACCTGTTTTAAATTCGTGATCACATATTTCCTCACTTCCACAGGTATCACAGAATATATCATAGTCATTAATTTTTGGATCGTTCATTCTAACTACCATTAGATAACACCTCTCATACCATGATATTTTTCACCACACCAACAATTACAATGATTGCCTTTGGCAAATTCACATTCAAAGTTGTGTACTCTACCCTCTCTCATAACTTGAATTTTTTTAATTAATTCTAATTTACCAAAAAATTGAGAAAAACAGCGATAATCATCTTCATCTGATGGCATAACATTTGTCATATATTGCCATGAATTATTTTTAATGTAATTCAAAATTGATGTTGAAGTAAATATTTTATCTTGATTATCAGAATAAAATTTTGCTCTTGGCTTTGATTCTTTTACCTGTTCAAGTGTCATACTCATACAAAGTGTCACGCTAACCCGATATTAATAAGTTTAGGTCAATCTTCATCATCATCAAAGTCAGAATTATCCCACCAAGCAGGAGGCTCAACAGGAGGATT